CCTGTTCTCGGCATCTAAGCCGAAGTCAGGCAGAAATTCCACTTATCTCCGCTGTCCAGATTTCCCGAACCACCTCTTACCCCCCGTAAAAACAACGGGAATGTTAAGATATTTAAGTATTTTTATAATTTAAATTAGCTGAACCATATTAAAAATTTGACAAACATTATTAAAATTGCTAAAAGATAGCATCGAGATTTTCTTGTTGAGCTTAACTTTCTGCACGATTAGCGCCGTGCGTTGACGAAAACTCCCTTTAAAAAATCGTTTCATCTCTGCGTTTGTTTAAAACGCGGCTGTCAATATTGCTATGAAAGGGGTTCCAATGAACACCGGCACAGTTAAATGGTTTAATGCGGCAAAAGGCTTTGGATTTATTCAGCCTGAAAATGGCGGCGGCGATGCATTCGTCCATATCTCTGCGGTTGAGCGCGCAGGTATGTACTCGCTGACTGAAGGTCAGAAGCTCACTTATGATCTTGAACAGGACCGCAAGTCCGGCAAGATGTCGGCATGCAACCTGCAAGCCGCTTAAATAGCTGATTTTCTTTCCTTTGACCACGGAAGTACTGGCACTGTCGAAAGAAACTAGCTTTGAGGCCAAGCATTGCTTGGCCTTTTTTATTCATCTTCAAAAAGGATTACAACAATTGCCCCAAGACCCACGCGGTCCCTTTACGAAAGATACTCTTTTCAAACCAATACCTTCCTCTCGGGAGTCGGTTGCTTCCCGCACCAATAAAGCTGTGCGTACTATTCTAGACGCGGAAATAGACGAGCGGGTTGCCAAGACGCTGCGATTGCGAAAACAACGCCATGAAATGGAGAGCATTACGGCTCCACCCTCAAAAAAGGGCTTGCGCAATAGCCGGTAGCGTTGAGCTTACACAACTTCGTTATGACCCGATTTGCAATATTTGACGGATTTCCAGGATAATAAGGTTCATGCGCATATACATCACTGCGAGCTCTTTTGGTGCTGACCAATGCGATGCTTCTAGCAACCGTTGGACATGTGCAAAAATATCTGACATACAAGCGAAACGAGAACAAAATAGCAACATTCCTAATTGAGATTTGAAACGATTATGGCCATTAAGTTTACGAGCACTCCTGACCGCCCTGTAGAACCTAAGACTGGCAGGCTCTCAAAAAAAAGAGCCAGACCAATGCGGACAATAATCCGGAGTTGGACCTTAACACCGACGGAAAGTAAAATTAAATGACCAATGCGCGGCTTATCGTGGTTGCAGCATTCGACCGTAATGCAGACGGCGAGTTGGTTCCGGCGTTCGAACCCATGGCATTTGAAACAGAGAGCCGTGCGTTACGTGCAGCGCAATCGCTGGAGGGCAAACATGTCGGTGTAGTCGCGTGGAGCCGCGAAGCAGATCCCCACGTTGGAGAATATGGACCGCCTGCTGTTCTGTTTCAGTGGGGAGATATAACTGACATGGAATAAGGCTTCATGACACGCCCAGCGGAGCTGGTCTTGTTAGCATTGCCCTTTCAAAGACTCTCCGGGAAGAAATTGATCTTGTTCAGATCGCATCGTCGTACTGGGCGGCGTTATTGCCGCTCTCGCCATCCCGTGCCTTCTATTATCGCGACTTCCTCGTTAACGCGGAACGTGTCAATAAGCCGCCTGAAGGGGCACGATCTTTGCGGATAGGTAAATTGGGTTGGATGTAATGTATTGACTTATGTCGGCAGCTACGCGAAAGCTTCCTCAACACGAGACAGCCGCGCGCTTGGGGGAGCCACCAGCGCTGTTTCTAAACAGGAAATCCCCCAATAAAGTCTGGCGGGCGGTACGCGGTTCATCAAGGACTTCGCCCAGAGATATAGGGAGATCCATATGGATACCTCTTTGCTTCTCGAAGCCAGCCAGTCGACCAAGACGGTTCGATTGAAGCTTGATCTTAGAATCAGCTTGGCTTCAATTGCATTCATCATCAGTCGACTGTTCTAACAGAAAGCCCTCCAGCTTCGGTCGGAGGGCTTTTTGTATCGCCTCTCGTCAAACGCGTGGCGGCATCACCGCCGCGTCAATTCTACGATGGATAAGCGAGACGAGCGATAGCAAGTCTTCAGCATCTTCTTTTTTCATGTCCCAGTTTATCCGAGCCTCATGGGCGGCTGGATTTCTGAACATGCCAAAGGTTCCTTTAAGTAGGTTTGCAAACCCTTTTTGCTCGTCTCGCTCGCTTTTTGATCGTAATGAATTGATCGCAAGCATTGGAATGTCTCCGGTAAGAGCTCTATCAACCAATTCTCCGCCATCAGCATCCAAACCAGTCCGCCGTCTGAGCTTATCCGCAATGCTCTTGACCGCCTCAAGTACGGCATGGAAATGGTTTTGTTGGAGCAGTTCTTCCCTGCAAAATGCGAGGACATCCGGATGCACGCCACGGGCAAGCAAGTCTACTCGTAATGTCTGAGCTCTCCGCTGCGCTTCCGAAATTGTAGTAACTGTTTCTATTCCGGATAGTTTACCTGCCTCATCCATGACGAGGCCACAAAAGCCAAGTGCCTTATTGAGATTTTGCCTCATTGGTTCAAAGCGATGTGGGTCGCGCATGAACCGTGCAGGCTTCATAGATTTGCGTATGAAAGCAATAATGAATTGCCGGCTTTTTCTCGTGTTCTGATCTACCAGAAACGCATTGTATAGCCGATGCCGCTTCGTGATTGATGGATCGACATCTCTTATACCCGTTGTTGCGAGCAAGTGATTAATTTCAGACCCGGTCAAGCCCTCTTCAGAGTGGCCTAACGCATCCGCAATTGCTCGCAGTTGATCTTCGGAGAAAATGGCCATGATGGGTGCCTAAACAAACAAAGCTCTGCCGACGACGATCACGCCGCGAATAAATACGGCTTAATCAATATTGCTTTTTAATGGGGGGGGGAGCGAATGCAAGTTTCACCTCAGAACCGAGGCGCACTTACATTCATTCCCCAGCATCAGGAGGAACCAACCGGTCGAAGGGAACAGGTATTGAGAATATCTCTTGCAATAATATGCGGAGTTCGTTGGCAGCTGATTTGGAATTTCTATCGGTAATATTAAAAATCTCTACGTGCGCAGGATTCGCAGGGCAGTCGTCGTTAGCCGGTATAGGGCTCTGAATTGCAGCCAATGCCCGTCGCGGATCATCTTTAAACGCCAATGATGTTGCCTTTGAAGTTAGCACTTCAGCCAGCATTGGGGCTTCTCGTTTACGCCCTTTCGCATTTTCATATTGGTTTTTAGCGACGCACACCATAGCGGCACGTACCGCGATAGACTTTTGGTCCACGCTTAGCCCACGCTGGGAATCGCGTAAATCTGACTTTTCAAATGCAGAAGTCATTATCTGACCGGTATTGGGATCTATATCACAAGGGTCCCATACAAGTCGTAACAAAGACTCACTTTCGTTAGCTTCCAAGCCTAGCGTTGTCGCCAATTCATAGTCAGACATAACAACCTATCAGACTCAATTAAACTATCAAAAGTTCGGTCAATACCTGCAACGGGAGTGGTTCAGAAACAGGAGTCTGATCTGAAGAAAAAGTCTTCCCGTTACGCAGGCGAGCAAAATAGGAATACTCTTTGTCTTCGCTTATGCTTAGATCAATGACGATATTTCCATCCTTCCAAAAAAGCGTAACATCGCCGTCGCCATCTAAACCAATAAATGGCTCGATCATATTCCCTATGGAATAGTAATTTTGAAGGAATAGTTCCGTTGCATTATAAACGGACTCAGTCATGGAAACGCTTTCAGCGCCTTTCCATCCGGCCTCTTTTTTTGCTAATTCTCCGAGCCTAGCTTTAGCTTTTTCAAGCTTCACCTCCCTAATTTGAGGCGCACTGTTAACTTCGGATGCAAACGAAATTACAGACGGTAAGGTCTGGGCTGCAAATGTAGCAGGCGTAAGCGTCATCAGGGAACAGATTGCACCCGCCATATATGTCCACGTTTTGAACATAGGCAGGTCAAACGCAATATTAGGCACGCAGATGTGAGGTCGAACTTCGCTGGGATTTACGTACATTTTCGCGGGCCGAACACGCTCACGAAAGCGTACGCTCGATATTGGATCAGCGAATCTGCAAGAAAAGGCGTCCGCTACACGAACGGAAGTATCGGAAGTGTAGTCATAAGCGACAACTGCCGGTTCCATTCATTCCCCCTTGAACAACCCGATTCCTTTTAGGATATCGTCGGTTAATAGCTCTTGCAATAATAGATGATTATTTTCATGGGCGATATTCATGAACCTACCCAACCAACTTTCATTGATATGGGAGAAGTCAACAAACTTATCAAGCTCGCCGGGGCCTGACGCTCGCAACAAAGTTGCGTGCGAGATAGTTACAATTGGAAACTTCTTGTCCGCATGCAATATTGCATCAATATTCAACTGCTGCAGCGTATCGCGTCTAAGGACTTCAGACGGAGTAAACCAACCTGTATAGTTATGCCATCTCGGCCCACCTTCCATAACGCGACGCGCGATATGAGGCGTATCGGCTCGAAAGAGATCTAAAGCCCTATAATTATCGACATTTCCTTTGTAATCGAATTGGTCGACGTATCGTAAACCGATATTGAGAATAGGACGCGGATTCAAAATACCTTCAAAGATGCGGGCCAGTATATAAAATGCCCTCTCCCACGTAGCGGCCCAACCTTCGTAAACCGTGCAATGTACAGATACAGCATTGCCTGTTATCCGGGCGATCCAATCCGGATTTCCATCTTCCTTGAAATGTAGCCATTCAGCGCCCGCTGCTTGACTCATGGAAAAGCCACCGTCGGGAGTTGCCGAAAAAATCATACCTGAAGCTGGCCGATTTGCTGGCAACAAATGACGCACACTTGGATAGACGCTCAACATCGACTTGATGTCAGAATCCTCGATTTCAGCAAATTCGAAAAAGAACGAAACCTCTGATATAGCGTGGCCATTATTCAGTGGTTCAAACATGCATCGCTCCAAAGCAAAGGAAGAGGCTCAGCCCTGCTGAGCCAACCTCATAGATCGCACTGTTTTCTTATAGTTCCCGTATTAAACGTCAAGTCCCTATAATTGGAAAGAACGTCAAACCACCGTGGGAGTAAAGGGAAGTGCATTTTTTAGCTCGTGCTACCGCCAATCAAGCGAATCGCCCGTCGACGCCCTGACTACCTCGGCACCTCGACAAGCTGGAAGGATGCATCGGGGAAAAAGCCGTTGCCGATTTCCAAGCTGTTCGGCAGCATCCGCATATTCATGACGGGGTTTTTGAAGCGTACCGTAGAGCCGACGCCGATATATGAAGGCAGAAACGGCTCGATCTTCACCTGCAAACTCGTACTGACCGCAGTGGCGTCGGCTACAACGCGCGCGATGAAGTTGTAGTCGCCGATCGTAAAGCCTAGCAGGTCGCCTTCCGTCAAAATCAGTCCAGACACCACGCCGTTGAAAGTCAGCGAGTTGCCGTTGATCGCAGCCAGCGTCGCGGTGCCTGTGATTGCCGGATTATCGGCGTCGCCCCAATAGGCTTGCGGAATACAAGCGTCTTTCGGCGTGAAGTGGACCGTGACCATGCCGCCGCGGCAGCGGTCTGAAAACGCCTCAAGTCGCTTTCGGTCGGCAGGGCTAAGCGAGATTATACTGGCGGTCCACGACCAATATGGATCGCCATTCTCGATGAACGAAACTGCCCGATCGCCGTATCGTGAAGTTGAAACCGACCGATTGAGCTTCAGCGGGCTGGACTGATAGTTAAGCCAAGCGGGAAGGGTTTCGGCCATTTCAGAACTCCCCGACGGCCGGAGTGCATTCCCGCACCGGCAATGGATCTGTTATGAATGCCTTTGTGGACGTGCCTTCCATGACCCAGAACTGATTACCGGGATAGCGACGGGCCATGCGCTGGGCCATATCTTCTGCATCGTCCACCGAGGCAAAGCCCATGATCGGCGTCTTTTCATCGTCCTGCAGTACGCGAATGTCGCCACCCTGCGCCGGCGCTGGCGTAACAAAATAGATATTCATCCATATCTCCAAAAAGAAAAGGACGGCCCGAAGACCGTCCTTGTTAAGTCAGCGCCGCAGCATTCCACGGCTATTGGCTTGTTTGACACCCTGCGAAACTGCATTCGCAAAATGAGGCGATCGCTGCCAGGCCATCATGCCCTTCGCGAGCCCTTCCTGCACCATTGCCGCGACTTCGGCATTGCCGGTTGCTCCGTTGACGGTCACGTTGATGGTCGGCCCACTCACCGAATTATCGGTGCGCGAGTTATCGACGCTGGAATTGCCAGACAGCTGCGCAACACTGGGGATGTTTGGAACAGGAATCGACGCTGAAGCTATTCGCGGCGCCGAAAAGCCAACTCCACCACCATCGCGCAGTTCTGGCAACCGACCGGCGTTCATGGCTTCCAGAACTGGCAGCCACTTTTGGGTCGCAGCGGCGTTCATTACGAACTCGCCGTTCGAGCCCCATAGCAACACCTTGTCGTCACGTGGTCCGCCTGGGCCCCGAATACGACCGCCGCTGTCATAGCCAGGTATCTGGCCGCCGTCTTTCAGCCCGATCAAACTGCCGATGCTGTTAAAGAAGCCGCCGAATGCGCCGCCAGCCATGCCGTTCGACGACGGCTTAAACAGAGCATCAAAACCGGCATTCAGGAACAGTTCGGCCAACCTGTTGCCGATGTTCTTCAACGCATCCGCCAAACTGTTTGCACCAGTTATTGCGCCGATCGTGCTGCTTTTGAACGACTCGTAAAAGTCATTGGCGGCCTGCTCTGATCGACGTTGCCGGTCTTCAACTAACTGTAAAGCAGCCGCTTCCCGTCCATAGGCTTCAGCAACCTGGTCGATCTGGGCCCGCTGATCTGCCGAAATTTTTATGTTCGACAGGTCAGTCTGGCCTTTTTTGATCGCCTCGTCCTTCAGCTTCGCCAGAGCGGCCTGCTCAAGATCCATTGCGATCCGGCGTTTCTCTTGCTCGGCAGTGGACTTTCCGACCATCTCGGCTTCAAGCCGCAAGGCTTCCGTGCGGTCTTTTACGGCCTGAATGTCGCTGTCGATCTTCTGGTCGGTGGACTTCTTAACGTCCTTCGGCTTTTTGCCTTCCTTGGATCGAGCCTTTTCACCAGCCAGTTCGGCGTCAGCGATGCGCTTGACCATAGCTTCGTCGGGCGTCGTAACTCCCTCGGCCTGTAGGCGCTTGCGGACATCCGCGAGCTTCGTTTCGAGCGCTAGTTGATCCTTAGTCAGACCAGCTCGCCGGGTGGCGTTTTTCTCGAAGTCAGCAGCGGCTGCGTTTTCTTTTTTCCGCTGAATGATGAAGGGATCGTTGGCGGAGCTTGTGGCTTTTGCTTCGTCGGGGACGCCTACCGGGTAGGCAGCGGCCATAGCCTTGCGGGCAGCAATCGCAGCTTCGCGAACATTGCCGAGCGTCGCGATAGCCTGTGCCATTGTATCAAGGAAACCGGCAATGCTCGGATTTGCATTCGACAATGCATTGATCGCATTGATCGCGTCGCCAGCACCGATTTTGGTTTGCAAAAATTGGTCGATGATTTCTTCCAATTGCTGCTTCTGATGATCGTCGATAACTTCCGATTGACGCAGTGTTTCAATCTGATCGCGTAGCTCAGAGACCTTAACCGTAGCCTCTTCAACTCCTGGCATTTCTCCCAGCCGTGTAGACATGGCTTGCAGGCCGGCCATCGTGTTGACCGTTTCCGTTACGCGCCGATTGAGATCGACAACACCATCACTGACTGGCTGTTGATTAATCGCAGCCAGCTTTTTTCGAGCCTCGTCGGCGCTGATTTTGAACTGCTGGAAATCGGCAATGATTGCTGCAATTTCTTTGCGTGCCGATTTATCCGAATCCGACATCTGAAAAACGCCGTCACCACCGCGTACGGGAAGCATCGCTTCAATCGACAATGCGTCCAGATCGTCGCCTCGACCGAGAAGACGGCTACCGAAATCCCCCTTCCGCAACCGCTCAAGCTCACTGGCGATATTCTTAAGCTTCCTCGCCTTCTCCGGATCGGCCAGATTATCCAGCGACTCAGCCGCCTTATCGATCCCATCCGCGGCCTTGGGCGCAACCAGCCCGAGCTTTTCCATCTCAGCGCGAAGAGAGTCTGAGTTTTTCTGCGCGGCCATGGCGCTGACGGTATAGTTACCAACGGCCAGCACAAGCGCACCACCGATAATAGCGCCAAGCGGGCCAGCTGCCGCTCCGAGACCGCCCATAGCCTGCACAAGGCCCATAGCGCCCTGCGCGGCCTTCGCCGCTTGATGGAACTTAACGAGAGCCGCTGTCGTGGTTCCAAGCGTCCGGATCATGCCGCCCAAAGACCGACCGACGAGCACACCGGCCAGAACCGCGGCCAGCTGCATGCCTGCATCCGCTACCTGGTCGAAATTCTGCGAAATCAGAATCAAGGCGCGCGATACGGTGGCCGAAATGCCGGTCATATCACCGGCCGTGCCAATATACTGGAGCATGGCATTATTAATGGCGGTCATGCCGTCGCCAATGGTCGCGTTCGTGGCGGCAAACTGTGCTTCAATCGTCTTTTGCGCGTTTATGATCGCTCTAAACACGCGATCAGACGTGAGCTTGCCTTCGGCGCCGAGATCTTTAAGTTTCGCAACCGTCACGCCGAATTCATCCGCGATAGCCTTGGCGACGATAGGCGCGTTTTCGCGCAGCGATCGCAGTTCATCACCCTGCAAAACGCCACTGCCGAGCGCCTGACCAAGCTGGAGAATACCAGCCGCCTGTTCCTGCGCAGACGCGCCGCCGGCCTTGAACGCTTTAGAAACGAGATTGGTCGCCAACGCAATTTCGTTCTCGGACTTGGCTACACCAGATGCCGAGCGCACCATGCGCGCGTAAAGATCGACGTAATCCTCGACGGACACGCGAGCGTCGTCCGCTCCAGAACGCAACTCCTTTAACGAGCGTGTCTGCATACCGGTGGCAGCGGTCGCTGCCTTCAACATGTTTTCGGCAGTCGTCCATTGGTCTGCGTACTTGCGGACTTCGTTCGTTCCGAGAACGGAACCAACCGCAGCCAGTCCTTTGTTTAAGCTGCTCCCGAATGACTGCTGAAATGTCGCGTCGAGCTGCCGGCGCAGCTTGATTGCGCCCTCCTCAATGCGGCGCATATCGGCATTGGCCCGGTCTGCTATTTTATTGAAGGCGCTGTCGGAACTCCTGCCCATAGAGTTCAGCATTTCTTCCATTCGCTTCTGCGCACGTCGCATCGATGCGACATCTGAGGAAATGGATAGAATAATATCGGTGTTTTCTTCGGCCACGCGGCTCTCCATAAAAAGAAAAAGCCCGCACTAGGCGGGCTTCTTGGGTTTTCCGTATTTCTTGAGCAGATCATCCATCTGCGCGTCGGTCGGTGGCTCTGCGTTTTTCTTCCCGCCTCGGGCTTCCGTGAAGCCATCAAGAGCGGCAAGGAACTCCGTCAGAGACGAGTTCCAGAATGTTTTCGGCGTCCATCTAAGGATTCCGAAAGCTGCCTGCTGCCACGCCAGCCAAGGGAAATCGGCAGCTACGCTTTTCCCTTGGCCTTTCCGTTTCCCGAGTCGCCCTGAAAATGGTGCGCTAGCGCAGCCTGAAATGCCGTGGAGAGCGAAGCGAAATGGCTCAAATTCAATCGCTCGATCGCTGCGGCAGCATCGCCCCGAATGGTAAGATGACGAATGCCTGCCATAGCCGCGTTGATCTCGGTTTCCGACAGCAGCGTGAACAGGTCGTTCATAGACTTGCAGCCAAGATCGGTCGAAACCGCTGCCAAGCCCTTCATTGTTGCCGCGAGGACGATTTCGACGCCACCGATAGTGACGCCGACTTCGCCGCGAGCTCCGTTAACCGGAAGCTCCATGTTATACCTCAGCTTCGAAAGTCAGCGGACCTGCTGCTTCGAAGGTAGCGCTGAAGTCCATATTGCCTTCCTGCTCGCCGGAGAATTCAAAGTCCGTCACGAACCACGGGCCTTCATATGAGCCAAGGCCAGGAACAATTACGATCGCGTTGAAAATCGCAGCGTCGTTCACCTTGCCGATGAAGTAGGCGGAATTCGCACCCGCCACGAACTTACCGGAGCCGGTAAATGTGCGCTGCTTGATACCAGGCACGCCAGTCTTCTGCGGCGTTGCACCGGGATTCTGACAATCTGGGATAGTGGTATCGACGGAGTTAGCCGACATATTGAACGAACGGGTCTGCAAGCCGCAGAGGTTCGTGAAAACTTCGGGAGTTTCACCATCGCCGATCTGAATGAGGAGAAGGCGACCGATTTGCTGTCCATCAGCCATTTTATGGCCTTTCAATAAAAAAGCCCGCCGAAATGGCGGGCTGCGGTTGAACTGATTGTTTGGGGAGGTGGGCTAGGCCAGACGTTCTGTCCTGGCGGTAAACTCGACGACACCATGGAGGTGGGCGTCATCCAGGTCTTTGAAGACTTGCGTTCGGGTGTGGTCCAAAGAAACGGGCCGATATGACGGCATCGTCAGGCTGGCTTCAGTGAGCGCACCTTCTACGGCCCTTGCGATCCGGCTGGCCTCCACACGGCTGCTACCAGCCGGTGCTTTTGTCCAGACGTGAATGGTCACGTAAATAAGCCGACCGGAAACGCAGGTTTTGTCGTCTCGATGATCATCAAAGTCACCGATCTCGACGTAAGGCGCAGTAGTGTCTGACGGCACGATGTCGTAAATCTTGGTACCGACGAGAGCTTGCAGGTCTGGCCATGCTTTCAAACGAGAAACAACAGCGCCCTGTAATTCCAAGCTTTCGCTATCGATCATTTTTGCATGGCCTCTCTGATCGCCTTATTCATAGCCGCACGAATGCGTCTGACGGCTTTCTTCCGCATGCCGCGCCAGACTGGGAAAACGTGCGGCATAGCGGGTGTAGCGGCGTGCGGCCCTTTGGCCTTGGTCATGACTGTGCCAGACTTGTACCGACGATCGACGCGAGCAGCGGTGCCAGCGCTTGCCTTCGTGCCGAATTCCAGAAAGCGCCAGATCCAGCTTCCGTAGACGCCGACAGCATTCGGGTCCGTCGATTTGCGGGCGCCGAAGACCTCTTTGCCTGGATTATCGCTTTGCTTGGCGGCGTGGATGCTATCTCTGTATTCGCCACCGCCATTGGCGCGAACTGGAGCGCGCGCCTTGATTGCTTCGGCAACTTCTTCAGCAACCTGCAACTGGGCTTCGGCCATCTTTTCGATCGCCTTCGGCGCGATCTGCTGAATCTTCTTCATCAGATCGGTGCGCTTAAGCTTCGCACGAACCACCATCAGGCGACCTCGTTTTCAATAACCAGCATTTCGAGAAAGCGGTTTGTTTCGTCGGGGTTGACGATGGTTTTAATGCCAAAAACGCGATTTGGGTTTTCGCCGGTCTTGCCTGCCCGAGCATCATAGGCGCGCCAGGAGGCTGTGACCTGTCTCGCTGCTGTGCTGCTGTAGATCGTCAAGTTATAGGGCTGTTTTGAAACCAGCCTTGATGCAACGAGGCTTTCAGCATTGCCGCCAAACTTCGGTTTCAAGCGTGCCGGTACGGTAAACTGGTCAACCCATTCTCCGCGGGTGCCGCCGAAACCATCATCAATCTCGACCCGTTTGGCAAAGGTAATGCGGGCGTTCAACTGGCCGATTGCATCAGCTCGATACTTCGTGTCGGCCATCATCGACCTCTTCGGTAATTGCAAAGCAGGCTGTCAAAAGCCGACCATTCGACCATCGCACTGTTAGCCCGAACGAGGTAGGCATCGGCAATCCACAACAGCATGGCGTGACGAATAGATGCTGGAAGTGGATTGAAACCTGCATTCATGGTGACCGCTATACGAGCCCCGGGCCGAACAATCGGCCAACGGCTTCCATATGCCGAGGCAATCGACGGCTCGACACCATCGCTGTTCAAAACATATGCATCAGCGTTTACCGAGTTCTTCGATCCGTCGGGAGCGATATATTCGATCTTATCGACTTCTGATACCGGACCAACCGAGAGACGAGACATGTCGGAAAAAGCATCGCATGACGCTTCGATCTTTTGCCCCGCGACGACGATCCCGCAATACTTCTCAACAAAGTCAGATGCGGCCGTAATGAGCGATCGGATGTAAACGTCATCATCGTCGTGCATCACATTCAAATGGCGCTTTACATCCTCAAGCGCGATGACATCGCCCGTCGGACCTTGCGCGACCTTATACGGATGCCACATTCGATCAGCCTCGCTTCTCGCGCCTCTCCCCATTGGGAACGGATTTCACAGCACGTTCGACTTCGCCATCATCTGTAGCGGGAATAGCAAAACCAGCGTTGATGAGGCGGATCGCTTCGGCCTCGGCAAAGTCGGCGACGGCGCCAGGTTCGAGCGTGTAGGTCGGCCCTGACAGACTGGTCGTAATAGTAATTTTCATGAGCGTCCCCAAAAAGGAACGGGGCGGATAAACCGCCCCGAAGATTGATTAGCCGCCAGATGCAGCGTTTACGAGATGCTTGACCGCAGCGGTATCGCCGAGCTCACCGTCAAAGCGGATGATGCCGGCAATGCCGAGATCCGGCCAAAAGCGCTCGCGAAGAACGCCAATCACCGGAGAACCGACCTTTCGGACAAAGTACTTGCCGAAGTCACCGAACACGATTGGCTTGTTGCCCGCGCCGATGCCAGCCATTGCCTGGTTGATGCTGTATCGATAACCAAGAAGGGTGCCGGGCTCGCCCTTCGTGATATCACCCATCGACCAGATGTAACGACCTTCGTTATCCTTGATCTTACGGACCGAACCAAGGGTAAGGTCGTTGAACATCCAACGCGTTTTCGGGCTCTGGCGATAAGCTGGGTCGACCGAATGCAGCAGGTCGATCAGTTCGTCAGAAGTGATCGCCGCCGAGGCAGCCGTTTCCTTGCCAAGCGAAGAGGCGGTGACGAGACCGTTCGGGCTGTCAGTGCCGGTGCCGATGGTCAGCTGCTTGTTTGCAATACGACCAAGGCGCTCGCCCAGAAGCTGGCCAAGCAGGGCTTCAACGCTGAAAATTGAATCCTGTGCAAGTTCCATGGAGAACTTGACGAACTCAGTGTCGTAAACGAACGCGTCAAGATTCTTCTGACCGAACGTCACGTCCTTGCCGCCATCGTCGGTCAATGGCGTTCCTTCGGTATGCTTTTCGGCTTCAACTCCGGTATCATCAACGGTCGGAATGTTGATACGATTACCAGCGGAAGTAACGATCTCGGTCGCGATGTCCTCATCGTACATCGGGCCCCAAGCCTTCATAGACTTGACGATCTCGTTGGCGAGCTCGACCGGTACGGTGTAACCGCCAGCGGCGTTGGTCGCCGTTACCTGGGTACGGGTCTCGGCGGCGGGCTGAACGCCGCGCTTTAGAACGGTACGCTCTTCTGCCGACAATTCGCCGATATCGGCATTGTTGGCGAGAAATTTATAGAACACGGAACGATATTCGATTTCGTCGCCGACATCGCTACCGCGACCTTCGGAATCGGAAATCGGGCGCTGTCGTGCTCGCTCATCTGCTGCGCGCGCTTCAATTTCAGCGAGAGTCTTCTCGCGCTTGATAAGATTTTCGATCCTATCAAATTCCGTCATGATGCGGTCATGGCGCTCGTTCAGCTCACTGGATCGCGCTTCGTCGGTA